CAGGATGCAGGGATAGCCCAGGATGTTGTACTTCCGGGGAGACTGCGGATCCAGCACGACCACGCGGTTGTTGGAGCTGTCCACCATGCCCAGGATCTTGCCGAAGAACAGCTGCGGCCGCATCACGAAATTCGCGTTCGCATGATATTCTCCGGGCAGCTTGGACATGATGCCGGTCAGCTGCGCCCAGGTCATGCCGGCGCGCGTGAATGTGCCGTCGTTCGTGGTCTTGGTCTTCTTGATGCCTTCAGCCATGGAGCTGTTGACGCCGCCGCCGTTGATGACGGCGCTGTCCAGGGCCTTTTCGATCTTATTCACGAGGCGGGCGACCAGCCAGGTCTCGAACGCGTCGATGCTCATGGCCTCGATGTCAGCGGTGATCTCCAGGGTCTTGATCAGCTTGAACGCACCCAGCTGGACAGACGTCATGGTGTCTTCGCTGTCAGTGGCAGCGCTGCCCATGGCAACCCAATCGGCTTCGTTGCAGGTGCCTTCCGCAGGATACTTCACATAACCGGGAATATTGGTCAGATCGATCGCAGCGAGCAGCGGATTCAGTTCCAGCTTGCTGATGATCTCGTTCATCGTGATGGTCGGGATCACATGGGCGGCGCCGGAAACAGCGGTGCGCTCTTCAGCGGTCAGCTCCTTGCCCTGCAGGTCCTTCAGGAACGCTTCACGATACTCAGGGGAATTGATCTCGTAATTCATCTTTTTAACCTCCGTAAATTCTTTCACGACAGGATCCGTGCCTTCGGCAATTTCCTGCCGCAGTTCTTCCGCCTCCTTGGCGGCCTGTTCACGGGCGTCGAGCTCCGCCTTGATGGCTTCCAGCTCCGTCACCCGCGCTTCCAGTTCATCCGTGGCTGCGCCTTCGGTGTCCATGCCGGCCAGCTCGGCCTGCCTGGCTTCCAGCTCATCCACGTTCATTTCGTTAAGGTTCATTTTGCCTTAACCTCCTTGGTCAGATTTGCCAGCCGCTCCAGCACCGCCGTCCGGCGTTCCTGTTCAGCCGCTTCCGCACGTTCTTCCTCGGCCTGCTTCCTCGCGCTCTCCAGCGAGGCGTGAACGCTGTCCAGCGTCCCGTCTTCGGATGCTGCCTGGATCTCCGTGCCTTCATAAGCAGGGAAGGCCACCGCGCTCACTTCGAACACCTTGCGGATGCTCATGATCGTCCGCTTGGGGCTGTCCGTGTCGATGTCCGCCCATGTATCTTTATCGACGACAAACATGAAGCTCATGCCGCTCATGTCTCCACGTTTTACCGCCGAATAAAGCGCCTTTGCTTCCGCGTTGTTCTCTACATCAAGATCCACGCGGATTTCCATACCGCGGTCTGTTACGACCATCTGCATGGTGCTGTTTTCGTTGTTGTTTCTGGATCTCGCCAGCGGGATCATGCTGGTGTTGTGCCCGATCAGGAACCGGACGTCCTTCAGGTCCGTTTCTGCCAACGCACCCCGGTCGATGCTTTCGCGGTACCAGCCCAGATCCGTCTCCTGGTCGAACACGATCGGCGTGCCCGTAATGTAGGTGCCGTGCTGTTCGTTCTCCTCAGCGCGGACCTCAAAGCTGAAAGCCCGTACTTCCTTATTCATCGTTTTCATCCTTTCCGTCTTTGCCTTCGTCGACGAAGTAATACTCTCCGCGCGCCGGCACATGCTGGCCGATGCCATCCGGCAGCGGGTCATAATTGAACAGCGCCCGGATCTCATCGATCGTCAGGATCCCCCGGTCGCCCAGCTGCTGGGCCATGGAGATCTTCGAGCTGATGTTCATGTACTGCAGCCGGTTCGCCGTGAATGTGATCCGGTTCCCTGTGTTCCGCTCGCGCTCGGTAAAGACCATCTTGGTCATGGCGTCCGATAATTTAATCGCAAAAGGCTCGATTGACCCGTTAAAAAAGGCGTCCAGCTCATCGCCGGTCGCCTCGTTCCGGATCACCTTTTCACTGACCCCGAAGTAATTGCAGACGCTTTCCATGATCAGCTTCTGCTGGTCTGCGTCCACCTTGTAGCCTTCCTGCTTCAGCTGCTGGATGTTCTGCATCTGGTTGCCGAACAGGAGCAGGCCGCCGCCTCCGCTCTGGAAGTTGTTCTGATCGAAACGCTCGCGCTCTTTCCGCAGATCCTCATCAAAGGCTTTACTGGTCAATTGCGCCATAAAGCGGAAGCTCGCGCCGTTCTTTACGCCTTCCATGATGCCCTGGTTGACCATGCTGGCCAGCTTCATCGTCGGCGTCAGCGCTCCGTTGTTCTCGCCGAAGAAATCATCGTTTAACTGATGCTTCGTAACGATCGCGCATTTCTCCAGCTCAATGGACCGGCGCTGGCCGTTCCGGAACGTATACCGCAGGTACGGCACCGTGCCGCGCTGCACCACTTCACAGGTGCTGGGCACGACAGGGAAGTATCCGGAGACCTCGCCCCGTTTGTCCAGGATCGGCACGACGAAGATGTTGTTCTCGATGTCGTAAATGTTGCTGCATCGCTCCAGAAACTGGCTCCATGTATACCACGGATTCGGTGCCGTTTTGGTCGCCGTATACAGCGTCGGTCTGGCTGTTCCGTGCATGCCGTACTGCAACTTGCAGGAATGCCGTGCCCTGGCGTCCACAGCCGCCCGGACCAGTTCGCTCTCGTAGATCTGACCGCCCCAGCTCGTAAACACGGGCGAATACGCCGTGAATGTCTCGAACCTTCCGTCAGCACTGCCGGCACTTGGCCGCGGCCGCCCGAAGATCCTGTCGATCAGTCCCATGTAATCACCTCTCATTGCTCAGCTGAGCTGCCAGCTCTTCGTAATAGTTATGCCGCATACAGATCGCATCGCTCAATGCGGCCATGCCGTCGATGTGTGCCCGTGGCGTGACTTTGATCAGCCGCCGCCGGTTGGTCCCGTCTTCAAATTTCAGCGCGCTGTCCAGCATATGGATCTTCATCAGATCATTGTCATCCGCGCACCGTAGCCGGCCGTCCTTAATCATGCCTTCCATGTCGATCAGCACGCCGGTCAGGTTGCTCCCCTGGCTGACCGATTCCATGGTGTAGCCGTCGGCCTCCATGTCCTGCACAAGGTAAGCTGCGCTGTACCGGTCGTATCCCACCCGCAGCGGCAGGATCTCGTATTCCCGCTCCAGCATCCGGAACCAGTCATGCACGGCATGATAGTCCACCGTGTTCTCCCCGCAGACTGTAAGCAGACCGCGCTGGCGGTAAATGTCATACGGCAGGCCGTCCCGGGCCGTGGCTTCCTCCACCTTGTTCTCCGGCATGAAAAACTGAGTAAAGAACCAGCTAACGCCATCACGTTCAATTACGATCACCGCTGCGGTCAGGTCCACAGCCAGAGACAGGTCGATCCCGCCCAGCGCGTAGCTGTGCCGGAAGTTTTCGTATCGCAGATTGTTCCCGAAGCACTTCTTCACATCCTGGGCAGACATCCATGCACAGCTGCTGTTTTGAGGAATATTCGCGTATTTCGTCAGGAATTCAACTTTCTTAGAAAGTGAACCCTCCGCGACTGCAATCTCCTCAAGCATGTAATCCACACTGACGGATACGCCCATATTCGGGTTGGCCTTCTTCAGCTCGTTGATATCGTTCCATTTGTCCACATCGTCGATCTGGTACAAAAAAGGCGCGAGCCGTGTTTCTTTGCTCGTGCCCATGATCACAGCTGTGGACCTTCGGAAAATCTCATCGAAAATGCCGTCTCTGGCATATCCTGCCGTGCTGATCGAAAGCAGCAGCGGCTGCGTCCTGGCACCAAGTGCGCTCTTCAGTACTTCGTACTGTTTCAGGCCCGGATCCCCGGCCCAGCTGCTGATCTCATCGCATACCGTTAGGGAAGGGTTCAGACCGTCGCTTTTCTGGTAGCTGAATGCCAGCGGCTGCGCGGAGCTGTTGCTGGATGCCACATAGATGTCGGTCCGGCGTTTCTTAGTAATATCGCTAAGCTCCGGTTCCTTCATGATCATCTGCTGGAATGCATTGAAGCACAGCCGGCTCTGATCCAATTTCGGAGCAACGAAGTATAGTCTGGCGCCATACTCACCGTCCATATACATCATATATGATGCAATGGCAGCGGCCAGCAGCGTCTTGCCGTTCTTCCGGCCGATCTCCACAAAGACTTCCCGGAATTGCCGGTTCCCGTCTTCGTCCAGAATCCCGAACACGACCGACAGCAGAGACTTCTGCCACAGCTCCAGTTTGATCAGACCCGGAGCCAGCGGTCCTTCATGGTGCCGGCAGAAACTCTCACAGAACCGGATCGCCTTCGACGCTTTCTTCCGGTCAAACGTGAACCGCTTTTCCTGCAGTCCGGTGACAATGTACTGGTACCACTCCCGCACCCAGTGCCCGACCGTCTCCGTTCCGTCCGTGATCCGCTGGTAGTATGTCAGGATGTAATCTTCGCCGGCAGTTTTTTTATTCATCCATCATCGCCGCCAGTTTACTCTTCCGGACTTCCTTCGGCAGCTTCGCACTCAGCTTATCCATCAGCGCGTTGTAAACTTTCGCCAAAGAATTGTACGCCTGCAGATCTGCGGAAGCTTTTGTCCCGGATTGATTCGCGCCGTTCTGGTAAATATCCGTCACGCCGTTCTGATTGATCGCATCCTGCAGATCCTGGAGCGTAGCGCACATGAAGGCGGCGTTCTG